ACTGACGCCACCTATCGAAGGATGGGCCCCATTCGCGGTGGTATCTCACTTGATATCCCCTCGTATGGTAACGTCTCAGCGGCACAGGTACTCGCATTTTGCGAGCGACTTGTTGCTCTTCTCTTCGAGAAGGGCGTCGTTGATTCGTCCGGCGTTTCGGCATTCCAGCGCGGCGTCCTGAAGAAGGCCTCTCTCTAAAGGGAGGTCTTCCTATGACTACCAAGAAGTTGGCAGTTATAGGTAGTTTGCTATTTCTTAGCTTACTACCGCTCTGGGCCCCGTCTGCGAAAGGTTTGGTCAAAACTGAACCGAAGCTTGCGGTTTATCCGCGTACTGTCGATGCTGTTGTTACACATCGAGAGTACTTTAAGCTTCAGAGTGGATCTTTTGTGGAAACTACCACAGTGACCCACACTATCAGTAGCGACTGATCCTTTCTTCTGGAAAGGTGTCGGCTATGTCCCGAAAACTGAACCAAGAACTTAGTTCTTGGAAAGTCGTCCTAGCACGGCTAGGGCGCATAGAGACGACTTGGAGGGGCATTAGCCTTTCTAGGGTGGACCATAGAACTTTTACAGAAGCAATTCTGTTAAATTCAATGGTCCTTTACGATCTCTCCAATCGGTACTCGGGTTGTGGCCAGCTTCGTGATCACATTGAGTGGGCGTACAATTGTGCGTCCACCGATGTGAGTCTACTTGCTGCCTTTTTATCGGATGCTATACTACTATGGCGGTCCCTTTCTGAGGAACCTAACCATGGAAGAATAGCAACTTATGCTGACTTTAAACGTCAGCTTAGCTCGAAGTTTTCCTTTGCTGGGAAACTTCTAGCTCCGATAAGCGGTGCAATTAGTTTGTACTTAGCAGACCCTTGCCCCAGCACCTTTAGACCGGTGTATCAAGCCTTATCCTTTATGACTCACCTTTCGCTCTCGAACCTTGATATGGCTCAAGAGTTAGAAGATGAATTCATTGAGAATGAAGCTAGATTACAGCGACTGTCATTACCTACTCCTTTGATTAATCAAATGAATAGTGTAATGCGTGAGTGGCTCGTTGACTTTAAAGTAGATACTGAAAAGTTTCTACCTGGTCACGGTCCTGGCTCCGTCGCCGAATTTCAGGGAGACAAAACTCTTTACTCAAAATATCAGACTATACAGCCTGATATGATGATAGAGTATGTCTTCCATAAATTCGCTGGCATTGATCCTTGGACTTGTGTGCCTTTAGAACGAGGCGTACCAACGTCTCGTCAATCCACAGTATGTTTTGTGCCTAAAAGCATAAAAACATTGCGGGTTATTTCTAAAGAACCCACCACCCTGATGTACTTTCAACAGGGTGTTAGGCGAGAAATCGAGAAATTGATTTCTTCACACAAGTATCTGTCGAAGCATATTGACTTTCATAGTCAATATACTCAGCAGATCCAAGCGCTCAATGCAAGTCGCACGCGCGCATTCGCCACAGTAGATTTATCTGCTGCTAGCGATTCTGTGTCGTGGGACTTAGTCAAAGGTGTATTTCGTGGGACAGCTCTATATCCTTACCTTGCAGCACTGCGCTCTCAGAGCTCAGTTCTGCCTTCGGGTAAGGTTATAGAAGTGCGGAAATTTGCGCCGATGGGGAGTGCGTTATGCTTCCCCATTCAAACGCTCATTTTCGCTTGCCTCGCGGAATGTACCGCGCGCTACGTTAGATATGAGACTGGAATTTCGAATTTCCAGTACCATGTCTACGGTGATGACATCATCGTGCCAGATCATTGCTTGTATGATCTGACAATCTTTCTTCGTCAATGCGGTTTCCGTATTAACGAATTTAAGACTTATGGCGGCTCCAACCGGTTCAGAGAATCGTGTGGATGTGACGCCTACGATGGTGTAGATGTAACTTGTATGAAAATTGGGAGAAGATTTTCCTCCCGACAAGTTGCACCTAGGTCACCCAACGTGTTTGAAGGACTCATAGCTATGGCTAATTCTAGCCTTGACTATGATTTCCCGTCTGTTCGCCGGTATCTTGTTGATAAACTCATCAATGATACGCGTTATGTCCCCATGTTTTCTGAGGATCGTAACGTTGGCTTATACTCTTCCACTCCTACCAATTATCGACTGCCTCACAGGCAGAATCGTGATTGGCAGGAAGTGGAGGTATTAGCAGCGGGCGTCGTCTCTGTACAATCGCAGTTGTCAACCCTTAAATGGGATGACCGTCGCAAAACGTTCAGAGAGGGCGATCCTTTGCCTTTGGCCGAAGAACTGAGGTTGTTTGAATGGCTACGCTTGAACAGTGATCGCCAACACGCTCCCTTTTCTAAGGGAATGTCATGGTATCATGGTTCTCGCGATGCCTTCAACCCAGAGTTCAGGTCCGAAGTGCATGTTGGGAGCGCATTCGATTACCTCTCCAAGCTGTGGGTGGTACCACAGTAGAGTATAATCGACGCCTGGTACAATCCTTCCAGGTGTAGGGTTGGAAAAGGG